GCTCCGACCGCCTGCTGAGTACATCGACACCGAAGAGAAGGCCGCCAAGGTCCTCCGCTACCTGATGAAGCAGCGCCGCGTCGGAGTAGACACCGAGACCACCGGGCTCCAGATCCACAAGGACATCGTCCTGTTCTGGGGCCTCGCGACGATGGATCGTCGCTTCTGCATTCTGGGGGACCTGCTCCCCTTCTTCTCGCCCCTCTTCATGGCGCCGAACACCCAGAAGGTGTTCACCAACGCCAAGTACGATCGGCACATCATCGCCAACAGCGGGGGCGGGGGCTTCGCCGGCAACATCGTCTGCACCCTGGTCCTGGACTGGCTCCTCGACGAGAACCGCCGGAGCCACGGCCTCAAGCAGTGCATCAAGGACCATTTCGGTGAGCCGATGCCCGCCTTCAAGGACGTCTTCGGCAAGGCGGTGCGTGCGGAGAACCAAGCTGGCGAGATGATGGCGATGCTGCACTCGGACTCCGAGTCCGAGCGGCAGAAGGCCATCGAGTACACCAGCCGCGATCCGTGGGAGTCCCTGCGCCTCGGCAACTACCTGCTGGGCGAACTCGAAAAACAGCCCATCGACGACTCCGGCTACAACCTCGCCGACCACTACTGGGAGGTTGAGGAGCCCTTCGGCCAAGTCCTCTGGAACATGGAACGCCGCGGTGTGATGGTCAACACCGACTACCTGGAGGAGATCGCTCCCGGCATCGAGCAGCAGGTGGAGAAGATTGAGCGGAAGTTCAACCGAGCGGCGGGCCGCGTGCTGAATCTCAACAGCACCCCGCAGCTGCGCGAGCTCTTCTTCGAGCAGCTGGGCGTGATGCCCACGAAGTTCGGGAAGCCGCACGCAGCCACCGGCAAGGTCACCCCCTCCTGCGACAAGGAGGTCCTGGGGGCGTGGGCCGAGGGGGACATCGCCTTCTGGGATGGCCAGAGGGAGGTTGCCGGGGACGAGGAGGAGGTTCACTACGTCCAGGACCTCGCCGACTCCCTGCAGGAGCACCGCGGGCTGACAAAGTTCCTGGGCACCTACGTTCGCGGGCTCGAGGTCCATGCCGACGAAGACTTCCGCATCCACTGCACGATCAACCAGCACATCGCGCGCACCGGGAGGATCACTGCCAGCAAGCCCAACCTGACCAACATCCCCACGCTGCGCAACGACCGCTTCGGCATCCGCTACGCCTTCATCGCTGATGGAGGCAGGTCCCTGGGTGTGTGGGACTACAAGACGCTTGAGATGAGGGTCATGGCCCACTTCTCCGGCGACAAGGCCATGCGCGGGGCCATCCGCAAGAAGGTGGACCTGCACGGGTTCACCGTCAGCGAGATGGGGATGGGCTACTCCATCGAGGAGGTCGCGGCCGCCAAGGCCAAGGACGACGAGGGGCTGTCCCTGTCCGAGAGGGAGACGGACATCCTCCGGCAGCGCGTAGGCTCTAAGGCCGTGGGCTTCGGGCTCATCTACGGCATCGGGGAGGTCAAACTCGGCCGGCAGCTCGGCCTGCCCGTCGTGGTGCGGGTGGACAAGCGCGGGAAGAAGAGGGAGACCTGCCCCGAAGCGAAGAAGCTGATCGGCAAGTACTTCGGCGTCTTCCCGGGCGTGAAGAAGTTCATTCGCGACACGAAAGCCTGGGTCCACAGCGAGGGCTACGTCCAGACCTACCTGGGCCGGTTCCGCCGACTGCCCACCATCTTCTCCGACAACCGGCAGCTGTCGACTCAGGCAGAGCGCCAGTCGGTCAACACCATCATCCAGGGAAGTGCGGCAGACATCGTGAAGATGGCGATGATCAAGTGCGAGAATGACCCGGACCTGCAGGCAGCGGATGCGCTGATGCTCCTGCAGATCCACGATGAGCTGATGTTCAGCGTCCCCGACCACGAAGACATCAAGCGGGACGTGCAGGAGAGAGTCAACCACCACATGGAACACCCCTTTGACGAGCCGCTGGCGGTGGACCTTCCGGTCTCGGGCGGCTACGCGACGAGCTGGGGAGAGGCTAAGTAGGAAATGACCAACGGAGGCTTGGATGACGAAGACTGAGCTGATCGAGAGGGCCGCCGCCCGCTGGGATGGCGGCGGCCTGAAGATGCTGAAGACTGACCAGAAGACCCTCGTCTCGGACATTCTGGGGTGTATACTCGACGAGGTCGAGGGTGCCCTGCGAGACAAGATCGAGGTGAAGATCGAAGGCTTCGGGACACTGAAGCCGTCGTTTCGGCCGAGGCGCGCTCGCCACAACATCCAGACCGGGGAAACCGACATCCAGGAGGTGCACTACGTCCTTCGGTTCCGCCCGTCCAAGCGTCTGCGCGACGCACTGAAGGAGTAGATCTTGGAAAAGTACGCCGTTGTGACCGACAAGCCCAAACCCGGTGAGAAGACCGCGGCCAAGAACGACCAGGAGAAGCGCGGCTCGAACGTGCCGATCTCCGACACCCACGGCACCGAGCCCTGGGAGTCCCCGCCCCCGCTGAAGAAGCCCTCCCCCAAGAAGTAGATCCTCCTCTCACGAGGAGCCATGACGAGCCTGTCACGCAGGCTCGAAGGGACCCCTATGGCCGCTAAGAAGAGAAAGACCGCCACACGTGGCGGAGGACCCACCCGCCAGGAGCGCCGCCAGGCCTTCCAGGCCCACATCAAGAAGGAGTACAAGGACACGGGCCTGATCATGCGGGGCGACGAGTACGAAGCCCCCTTCATGGTGCGCCGCATCCCCACGGGCATCCTCGAACTGGACCTCGCCCTGAACGGGGGCTTCCCCTGCGGAGGCGTCTCCGAGATCATCGGTGCCGAGTCGTCGGGCAAGACCACCTTGCTCAACCAGGTCTTCAGCTACCAGCAGCAGATCCTGGGCAAGAACGCGATGCTGGGCATCGCCATGACAGAGCAGCCCTTCGACAAGGGGCACGCGAAGTTCAACTGCGGCGTCAACATCGCCATCCACCCCAAGGAGATCGACGCCATCGAGGCAACCCTCAAGCGGAAGCTCACCAAGGAAGAGCGCACGGTCATGGGCAGCCAGACAGGGGAGTTCGATGAGTTCGCTGCGGGCACGGTCGAGGCGTTGTACGACATGCTCCTCGACGCCGTGGCATCTCGCACCTACCACGTCCTCGGCCTGGACTCCTGGGGCTCCATCCTCACGGAAGCCGAAGAAGGCTCCAACATGCAGGACAAGATGTACGCCGGCGGAGGCGGGGCGAACGTCAACGCCTCCTGGGCACGGCGGCTGTCCCCGGAGTTCGTGGTTCCCCGGGACGGAGAGCGGAACTACACGACGCTCATCGGGATCAACCAGTACCGGATGAAGATGAACGCCAACCCGAAGGCCGGGGCCATGAAGCAGATGAGCGTGCAGGGCGGCTACGCCCTGAAGCACATCAAGCTGGTCTCCATCTTCCTGGAGTCCTTCGATCTCTGGGAGGAGACGAGCGGGAAGCGGAAGCGGGTCGGTAAGAAGATCAAGTGGACCGTTATGAAGGGCAAGGCCGGCTGCCACGACGGCGGCACGGGCGAGTACGAGATCCGCTACGGCGTAGGCATCGACCTCCTCCGTGAGCATCTGATGGCGGGGCTTCTGCGAGGCATCATCGTCAGCAAGGGGTCCTGGTACTACCTGATGGATCACTCCGACGGCTCTGAGATCTTCAAGGCCCAGGGGAAGGACGCCTTCCTCGCCCTGCTCAAGAACGAGGACGGAGCCATGGAGTGGCTCCGTGACGCCGTCATCGACTACGAGGTTCGCGAGAACGGGGCCTCCTTCATCCCGCCCCGATGATCCTCGCGCTCATTCTGTTTGCCTCGTCGATGGTGGTCTGCACCATCGCCGGTCTTGGGATAGGGGAGTACCGCAAGTACCAACGTCGTCGCGTCCCCATCCGCGGCAGTGGTTACGGCCGCTGGTGCCCTGTCTGCCACGCGGATCCCGAGCACCTATGCACGGAGGCGGGCGTGACTTTGCTCTGGCAGGTGCACGCCCGCCGGGCGTCACGGGATAAGCGGAGCACACCCCCCACCAGGAGCACGAATGGATCACCCCCGCCCCGGCATTGAGTTGCTGGTCCTCGACCTCGACCAGACGGTTCGAGGCAACGCCAAGGCTGCTTGGCGTCCCCCCAACCACCTCGGTGAGCAGTTCATCTACCGGGGCGTCGCCGAGACACTCGCCATTTACGCCGACGCGGGCATCCCCGTGAAGTTCGCAACCAACCAGGGCGGCATTGAAGCCGGCCACGTCACCGCTGAGCAGACAGAGGCGCTGCTGGGGGAGACGATGGACCTGCTCAACAAGGAGATCGGTTGCGAGATGTTTGACATCGACGACGTGGCCTACTGCCCGGCCGTCGACAAGTCCCACCCGGATCGCAAGCCGAACCCCGGCATGCTGAACAGCTGGGCGGACTGGGAAGACCTCGGGGGCAGCGACGAGGAGCGGGACAAGGCGATGTACATCGGCGACCGCATGTCCGACTTGGGCGCGGCCTCCAACGCAGGGTTCCAGTTCGAGTGGGCGTGGGACTTCTTCGAGCACGTGCCTGTCCGGCCCGAGAAGAAGAGGTGAAGGCCTGCCCCAACTGCGGTGACAACTCCTGGCAGCCCTTCCTGGGGATGACCCGCAAGCTCCAGTGCCGGGGCTGCAAGAACGTCGTCCCCAGGAAGGATCTGGTCGCCAAGGAGGAGACACGTCGCAGTCAGAGCAGGGGCCGAGCGAAGAAGCGGATCCGCCGGAGTGCGAAGAACGAGATCCGGCGGGCCGCGGAGATCGGGGGAGGCACTACCCCCGGCTCCGGCAACCGGGGCGCCCTGTCTATCTCTGCCGACGTCTTCGTGAAAGACACGCTCCGTGAGGAGGATAAGGAGACCGAGGCCAAGAGCTACACGCTCCGCCTGGCCGACCTGCTCAAGGTCGCACGGCAGGCAGCAGCGAACGGGGAGATGCCTGCTCTCCGAGTTCAGTTCCTCCGGGAGCGTCAGCGCCATGCGTACGTGGTGCTTAGAGAAGAAGACTTTGACCAGTTGCTGGTCCTACTGAGGAGAGAAGTTGAAGATTCACACTCTGGATGACCTGAAGAAGGTCGGTCCTTCCGTCGCCCTGGGGGTCTTCAAGACCTTCTCCTTCCGTACGGATCTGCTGAAGTACATGAAGGAGTTCCGCAACCGGCGGAGCGGAGACAGGACCACCAAGTCCTTCGCCTGCGGCCCTTGCGAGGGCACGGGGATGATGCACGAGCACCCCCGCTCCGTGGATGTGTTCCACCCCTCGAGCTTCGGCCCTTACGGCTGTCGCCAGAGGCTGTGGTTTGACCTCTACGGGACGGTGGAGGAGATCAGCATCCACGACCCGGAGCTCTTGCTCATCTTCGACGTGGGTCACCAACTGCACGACATGCTGCAAACCTACGCCGAGCGGATGTACGGAGACGACTTCGAGCGGGAGGTGCGGGCCAAGGACGCCGACGGCCTCATCTCGGGGTCAGCTGACGGCCGCTGGACCTTCCCGAAGATCCGCGTCATTCAGGAGATCAAGACGATCAACCGGAAGGGGTTCGAGGCTCTGTCGAAGCCAAAGCCTGAGCACCTGTGGCAGGCGATGACCTACGCCAAGATGCTGGACATCCCCTTCATCCTCTTCGTCTACATCTGCAAGGACAACTCGCAGATCGTGGAGTACCACGTGCTGTTCGACGAGGAGATCTGGGCCGACGTCGAAGCCTTCATGGACTCCGTTCTCGACTGCCCCGACGAGGAGGGCCCCGGCGCCATCAACGCCATGGGCAAGGTCGTTAACAAGTTCACCTGCAAGGGGTGCGGCTACCGACACAGCTGCAAGTTCAGCCAGTTCGCCCCGCCCCGCCGGAGGAAGACCCGATGAGTGGACGACGCGGCGCCGGCCGGCGCCTGAAGACTGACATGGAGGAGAAACACGAAGATGCCGCCAAGCTGTACGCCTCGGCCTACGACGAGGGGGTCACCGAACTGGAGAACCGCGGGGTCGACCTGTCTGTAGAGGCCCCGACGCAGGACTTCACGGGCTCCATCCCCACCAACCTCCCGGACCTCGACTCGCGAGAGCTGGGAGACTTGCTGGGGCAGTGCACCGAGTGGTTCAACTACGTCTCCCGGCTGATGGCGCTCGTCGACGCGAAGCGCACCACGCTGGACCAGGCGCTGCGGACCGCCGAGGCAGAGGTGCGGAGAGAACTGACCCGGAGTTCGGAGACGAAGAAGTACGAGAAGGACGACATGGTCCGCCTCGACACTCGAGTCGTGGCTCTGCGCTACGAGTACCTGCGCGCCGAGGTCCAGCACATCCTGCTGAGCCGGAGCATCGTGCCTTCCTCCGAGAAGGGGTACTCCGCGGTGAGCCGTGAGGTGAGTCGGCGGGACCAGGAGCAGCACCAGCACACCCGAGGCGGTGCCGTGGGCCGGCGGCGTAAGCAGCGCTGATGGAGGTCCTCATCGTCTACCCAGCGCTACCGCTGACTACAAACCACGCCTACGCCACGGTACGGGGGAGCCATCGCGTGCTCAAGCCAGAGGGGAAGAAGTGGAAGCGCAACTTCTACGACTTCTTGTGGGAGAAGTATGGTGACGATCTGGACGCGCTGCTTACCTCGGCTGGAGAAGACCAGTGGCTGCTGGTGTCCTACTACTTCTTCTTCGACTCCCTCGTGAACGCATCCTTCCTGGAGCGCCACAAGACATCCCTGCCCGAGCGCCCAGGCAAACGGAAGGGGAAGAACGTGACGTTGCCCGCGCAGGTTGCCGGCACGAGGAAGTCGGGCGAGCGCTTCAAGCGGCTCGACGCTAGCAACCGTCTGAAGCTGATCGAGGACGGTTTGTCCGAGGCCCTGGGCGTCGATGACAGCCGCTTCCAGATGGGGTCGGTGTTGAAGTACATGGACCCTGACAACCCCCGCACGGAGGTGCTGATCGAAGTCGTGAACCCGATGGATTTTGGTGTCCCGAAGGAGTACGTTCGTGATCTCCGACGTGCCATGCCCCGCACACGGTACATACATCAACCGTGACGGCCAGAAGAAGTACTACCGGAGCACGTCCCGAGTCCTCTGCCTCATGGAGTACTACGACGCCTGTTCCCGGTGCCCACACCGGGATTTCCAGCTCCTGATCGTCAAGACCGATCAGGTGGTCGTCTGCCCCGTCCTGACCCACTACATCGAGGGCACCCTGCCCGACGACCCCGTGCGGACTGCCGACGTCCTGCACGTGGAGAGGACCACGACGGGGAAGATCGTCGACGACCAGATGACCCTTCAGACCTGCATCGACAACCCATTCCAGAGCTGTTCTGGATGCACAGTGAGGAGAACATGGCTCAGCTCACCGAAGAGATGAACCGCACCGAGCTGCTCGTGTGTGCCGAGCAGCAGAAGCTCGGCACACTTCGGCGCAGCATCGGACGCAAGCGGCTCGAGAAGCTCGTGCTGGGAGAGGAGGAACCCCGGGACATCGAGGAGTGCGGGACCTTGGCCCCTCGGAAGGCCACGGCCCTGTTCATCACCAGGTACCGCGACCGCTGCACCCTGCCCATCAGCGTGGGTGGGGTCGAGTGCAGCGGCGACTGTACTTCCTACGGATGTCCCCCCGCCATCGCCATCAACTGTCATCTCGACATCAGTCGACGATGACCACCTGCCTGACCTGCTCCTCCATCGCGGAATGTCCCGAGGCGGCTCGAGCAGGGCCTGACCAAGTATCGACGCACTCGTGCGTTTCCTGGAGCAAAGCTCCTCCTTACGTTCTGGCTGCTCGCCAGGACACCTTGACCCTTGGTCGCCTGGGAGTGGTTGCACTCCTGGAGACCTCCACGTCCCACCTGACCTGTAGAGAAGAGACCCCAGTTATGTCCAACGAGAAGTACGAGGCCCGCAAGGCCGAGCTCGAGCCCAAGCACCGTCCTGCCCTGAAGCGGGAGCTGAGCGCTCTCCTGAAGCCCCTGAAGGGCAAGCACCTGCAGGCTGCCCTGGCGACCTTCAAGCCGGAAGAGGACTGGCCCGCCGACGACGACGACGCGCGGAAGAAGGCCAACGGCCTGGCTCTCCGCACCCCCCAGGAGGAGATGGTCGATGCGCTCCTCGCCATCCAGTTCCCCGCCGAGACCCAGGACGAGGAGGACGAGCCCGAGGAGGAGAAGCCGGCCCCGAAGAAGCGGGCCAGCCGCGCCAAGAAGCCGGTCGCTAAGAAGGAGGTCGCCGTCGAGGATGACTCCGACCTGGGGGGCAAGATCTCCGAGCTGGGCGTGGTCCTCAACGACATCGCGGACTTCCTGGAGACCGAGCGCAAGGGGCGTATCGAGTTCGAGGGCCGGGTCGCTCTCGCCCTCGTGGTCATCGCCAACGACGCCAGCACCGAGGAGGGCTACGGCAGCTTCGATGAGCTCGTCGAGTTCGGCAAGGAGCTGACCTCGGAGGGGTAGAACCTCGTTCCGTAAAGGAGACTGCGAACGCCGGCCCACAGAGGACCGGCGTTCGTGGTTCGGAGCGGGGGATTGCGCCTCCAGTGGACGCCGACTTGGTGAAGGTCTCCGCGGAGGAACTCCGGGGTATGACCGACGAAGAGCTAGTGGACTGGGCGGCTACGATCCTGGGTCTTCGGATCGAGGACGCGGACCTAGTCTATAAGGGCGATCGCATCGTGGGGTACAAGCGGGGACGCTTGCTCACGAAGATCGTCCAGCTCGCCTACCTGGTCGAGGAGTGAGAGGTGGGCTGGCCTTCGGGCCAGCTCATCGTCCCCTCTTCTTAGCTCGCAACATCGTGGTGCGGCTCTTGACGATTGCGTTGGCCCGCTTCAAGTCCTCCAAGTAGTTGGGGCTGCGCGACTGCACCATCTTGCGCCTGCGCTCCACGTGCCACGGGCGGTTCTCGATGACGTTCGCCCCTGGTGCCATGACCTGCGGGTGCTCCACCGGCTCACGCACCGGCGCCTTCGCACGAGGGGCCTTGGTGAGCCGCGACGCCTCCGCCGACTGCTTCGCCAAGTCCCTGGGGTTCATGGGTTCATCCGGGTGTACGCGCACGCCAGCGTGGCCCCGCGGAACTTGAGCTTAGAGATGTCGCCGAGCTCTGTCGGAAAGTGGGCACCGTCGGACGAGGAAGCTAGTCCGAATGTTTGACCCGCTTGTGCTCCAACTGCCGCACCGGTAGAGAAGATCTCCAGATCCGCCATGCCCCGACCCCACGCCCGTACTGTCAAGGAATAGGCGTACTGCCTACGATCTACGAACAGCATGTTCTTATCTACTACCGCAGCCGCTCCCCCATACTCACCCATCAGGTCTATCGCTACCAAGTGGGCAATCTCGCCGATTCCGTCAGAGGCAATACGGTTGATGAGCCCGTCACAATCATACTCGGCGGAGGTGTTCATAGCGTCTGCTTGGCTGGCGGTCCCGGCGGCGGCAGAGTCCACAGCAAAGCGACCGATTACCTCTGCGTGACCGAACTCCCACCCTGCCACGTCCGTCCCACCGACTTTACGAGAAGGCCGGGTCTCTATCGGTAGAATGGAGTGCCGTAGCAGCTCTATCACGAATCCCGGATCAGCAGGCTTTACTGTCTTCAGCGGGTCTGTGTCGCAGGGCTCTGCGGATCGGTAGACTCCCATCCCCAGAGTGACCGCCGAGAATACACTCGCTGCTACACGTAGGGTCGACATCAGCGAGCCGTGCGGAGGGTCTAGTCGAATACTGTGCCCAACCATGGTGGAGAATCCGGCCATGAACGGCTGTGTCGCCGTATCGCTTGAAGGTTCCTGGCCGCCCGCCCGGTCTCCTTCTCCTGCCACGAACCTATCTCCTAGAAAGTAGAAGCAAGCGTCGTTGGCTCCCCTCCTCCAGAAGAATGAAGGGGGCATCATGTCGAACAGGTTCTCGTTGTGTGCCCACTCTGCCTGCCACGGACCGGGAGGGGCCGCAGCGACCAGCCGCAAACGACTGCCGGAGATGAATCTAATGCTGGGAGGGTCGATCTTACCGTCAACACGAGTGCCATCCTCGAACCTGCCTCGGAACCACCAGGGCGCCTCCGCACCAAATCCGGAGTCCCCGTAAGGGGCGGCATCCGCGGGGCCGTAAGACTTGTAGTCGAGTGCGGCCCCGGATAGGTGGAACCCCGAAGAGATTACCGGGCCTTCATTGATCAGCGCCCCGTGATGTACGTCTACGGCCTCCATTGTCACATGGCAGGAATAGATGAAGAGCTTCTCCTCTACGGACTCTCCCCCCGCATCCATGCGGGTCTCCCCCAGGTTGAAATTCAAGATCGCCTGAACTGCCTTACTCAGCGTATCCGGTGCAGCCTCACGTAGGCCGGCTAGGGATGCGAGCGGGGCTAGGAAGAAGTCCAAGTCCGTAGTGGTGTTGCGGATTAGCGTGTCTGCATGCGTCGTAGAGACTATGGATGTCTCATCCGCATCACGCAGCTCTGCGGTGATGTTCTTCGTTGCTCCTGGGGCAGAGTTCTGTGCGACCCACCGCATGGTCGCTCGGACCCGCAAACGAAAGTGGTGCTCGCGGATAGTGTGAGTGACTCGAGTGAGTGCCCGCACCGTCCGCTTGTCGACGTTAGCTACTCCCCCGGCCCAGTGGAACATCAAGGCGGGGTGCCGAACGGCACCCCCAATATCGTTATCTACATCCCTAAAGTCGAATCCGGCCCGCAGTACAGAGGTCAGGGCCAGCTGACGCAGTACCCACTCCGATGTCAGGAATGTCGTGGTGTTGAAGATACTGGAGTCAAACAGCTCATCAGGATTCGATACGCTCGTCCAGGAACCGAAAGGAGAGAAGGCGGCGTTAGCGATCGGGGGCCGGGCTACGAAGTTGTCGGGGCTTACTAGCCCTGCAGCAGTTGGGTCCGTGCCCAGGCCGAAGGCATAGTCGTTGAGTCCTACGGACGGATCCGACAACATCCCTGGCTGACCCATACCGGAGGGAACTTCTCCCAGATCGATCATGTTCACGTCTGGGGTACCCAGTACTCCGCACCCCAAGAACTCATCCAGCTCCACTCTCGCAGGATCAGCAGTCCTGTAGGTGCCGATAGCCATCCAGGACTCGATGTCGATGTTCGCCCAGTGCCAGCGGCCTCCTCGGATGAGGACCTTATGAGCGCCGGGGGGCTCCTCGTTCACGAGAGTAAGCGTCTCGTGCAGTACCTCGAACGTGTACGCGAACTTGAGGGGAGTGCCTACGTCGTCAAGCACCCTGAAGTTGATAATCACGTACACGCCGGAGTTGCCTACGTTTGCTCCGCCATCGAAGGTCACATCTAGCTGCTGTCCGATGTAAGTAGAGGGGTGCTCGAATCGCGAGGGGGCCGCAAAATCCAGAGTGATGAAGCCACTACTTCGATGACTACGGGATCTGGCTGGATCTGGGGCCGCTACGATCGCTATCACTAGGTCGGCGTCAGCGTGGTAGTACGGGTGCGTCTGGCCGGGCTGCCCCAGGCGAGCCAGGATCCGCTGTCCGCTGTCTTCCGCGACGTCGTAGTACCGTAGGCTGTTGGCGTGGATCGGGGAGTTGGAGAACCTTGAGCCCATGGCGAGCTCGGTGTACACGCCCCCGTACATGTGCCGTGGGCTGAGGTTCCCTCCTCCGGGCCAGAAGCTATTGGGGTCCCACTGGTACACACCGCCCATGATCTCGAGCGCGCCGCCCTGCATCATGGACCACTCGTCTTCGCGAACGATGACCGCTGTCGCTTTGCCGTCCACGAAGGTGAGGTCGTCCGGGCTCAGCGGATCGCTGTGAGCGCCGCCTCCCTCTCGGCCCACGGCTACCAGTGCGGAGTCTGACCCCTTCTGTGCGAGGTACAGCGACGTCCCCCTCATGAGGGGGTCTGCGGAGGTCCCGGCCATGGACCAGGTCTCTGCGACGAAGGCGCCGGCCCAGCCGCCACGCTCTGCCGCGGTAGCAATGGCAGCTCCGCCGGGAGCAAGGTTCGTCCCGACGATTGAGCCCGTGTGCCAGCTCTCCAGCCCGTTGGCGGGCATGTACGAGGAGAAGTAGGCAGCGGAGCCCCGCGCCGAGTCGCCCCGGATGTACGCGGCGAAGTCGGAGTCGTTGATGTAGGCGAAGAAGCCGTTCGACGCTCCCCGCCAGTCCACGCCCACCACGCCCAGCTGCGAGATGGTGTCCGGGGCGGTGACCGTTTCGTTCAGCTCGATGGCGTCCTCGAAGAAGGAGTGGCCGACTCGTGTCAGCGACGTGCCCTGTCGAGAGAGGAAGGTGCCCTGCGGCTGGGTGTAGAGGTGGCCTCGGCCCCCGTCAGCCGCAGAGGCGGCGAACGCCGGGTGCGTGCCATCGAAGTTCATGACGCGAAGGCTCTGGGCCGCCCCGTCGATGTCGGTGACTAGGTACCAGCCGTCGTTGTTCTCCGTGTCGGTCAGCCGAATCACGGACTGGGAGTAGCTCGGAGCGATGCCCCCGAAGGCACGGATGTTCGAGCTGGCGCTGGGGTCGAAGCCGACCTGTACCCACCCGTCCGCTGCCAGGCGTAGGCCTACGGAGATGAACTCGACGACGAAGTGCCGTAGCAGGTCCGCGGGCTCAGCGCCATCGGAGTGGGTCGTCGCCTCCCGGACGGCGAGCATGTGGTGGCCGTAAAAGCGGCCGACGGTACGGTCTTCCTCATGCACGTAGCCCAGGCGGCCATAGCTGGCGCTCTGGAGCACGTGGGTGGACATGGCCGCCGGGAAGCCGTCGAACCTGCCTGTCACGACGGAGTAGCCGTAGTCCCCGCCCAGGGGAATCGTCGGGTTCCACTCGCCGGGCTCGAGGACCACGGTCTCCGAGTTGATGTAGTCGATGACCACGAAGGCCGCGCGCAGACGGACTGCCCCACTCACCTTGGAGGTGATCAGGATCTGCCGACCCACGTCGTCGATGGTGAACGCCTGCCCGGGATCGAAGAAGACGTTGCCTGCCAGGACGGTTGCCGCCGTGCCCGTGAGCCCCACGGCGGTGTGCCCCCTCGGCGTCGAAGGCGTCTGGTTGTTCCACTCCGGGGCGTTCCAGTCGACGTTGACGAAGAAGCCTCCGCCTCCGCCGAGTCCCTGCCCATCGTAGGCACCCTGCAGGGTGGTGCGGCGGTGCAGGAACTCCAGGGAGATCAGGGGATCGCCGCTGCCATCCAGGGGTCCGCTGTAGACGAAGGGGTTGCCCACCACGCTGTGCGCGAAGGGCGCCTCGGTGAAGTCGTCGGTCGAGTTGACCAGCGGCCCCTTCATCTCACGGATCACCTGCTGGATCAGCGAGTCCACCTCCTCGGAGGTGGAGATGGCCAGCTTGAGCAGGTAGTCGGTGGGCATGGTGCCCAGCTGGTAGCCGCCGCCGACGATCACCCGGAACGTCTTGCCTGCGGGGATGGGCGGGTCGAAGGTCAGCCACACATCGGTGGCGAACTCGCTGTTGGCCCACACCTCTGCAGTGCCCAGGACGCCGAGGGCGTCGTTGAGCTCTCCGCGGTCCTGAGGGGTGGCTCCGCGAAGGAGGAGCATCTCGTCGGAGTAGACGGCCTCGACCTGGTAGGTGCCGTCGTGGTTGAACGGGGCGTTGACACCCGCGCCCGCGATGACCACTCGGTCGTAGGTCTCGACGCCCGCGGTCGTCTGAAAGGTCGCGCCCAGCACACGGATCGCCGTGTTGTAGACGACCTCGTCGATGCCTGCGGCGACAGTCTTCTGGAAGTTCAACCCCAACAGGTTGCCGCCATCCAGCGGCGTCCACGTCGCCACATCGGGCACGGCTCCTGCCAGGAGGTTGCCTGCTGCGTCGAAGGTGGGGACCGACACCGACCGCTGCCCGTGGGTGACGCAGGCCACTCGCACGGTCACGCCGCCAACCACCATCTCAGACAACGTGTCCTCCTCGATCACCGCGAAGTAGTCCGCGATGTCGTTGAGGTTCGAGATGTTAGAGAGGCCCTTGCCCAAGTAGACCCTGTCCGACAGACCGGAGTCGATGGTGCTGAGGTCGCCCAGGTTGATCTGCTCGACGGCTGTCCCAGAGAACACTGCTCGTCCGGCGGCGTTCCACGGAGCGACGGTCGGGTCGATCTCATCGATGACCATCGGGAGGGCGATGAGCCGGTCCAGGCTGGCCGCGAGGTAGTCCCCGTTGTAGGCGAGGGCGTCGATGGCCCTGTTCATCACGCCGGAGGTGACGTCTTCTCCGCCCGTGGCGTAGTAGGTGCCGAGCGGGTTGTTCTCGCTCAGGCCTGCAGGAGAGAAGGAGCGGTCTCCTCCGTCAGACGTTGCCAACGGGTCCGGGTGGGTGGGGAAGCCCATGTCCACGGCAGCATCCACGGCGGGAGCGGAGCTCTCCACGCGGAGCTGCGCCCCATCGCCAACGCTGTTGCCCGTAATGACCAGGAAGCCGCCTTCGTCTGAGGCGGTGGCGTCGATGAGCCCGGTGATGGGGGTGTTGAGGGCGGTGACGATGTCGTTGATGGCGGCCGAAGCGAGGGCCACTACTCGGAGCGTGCCGTCCACTCGAACCGACAGCGTGGCGGGGGTGACGAAGCCGAAGCTGAGGGTTGCGTCCGAGCGACGATTGTCGCTGCGCAGCGAGGGTGCCCCCTGCACCAGGGAGTTCGTGTTGCCTCGGAGGAAGGGGCGTCGGAGGAAGCGGAAGACGCTCATCTACACGACCCTCAGTTCGTAAATCACCTCGAGGGTGCGGTTGCTGTTCTTGGTGAAGGGGTCGAAGGGCTTGTAACCCACCGGCGCCTGGGAGCCTGCGGTGGCGAGGTCGGTGGGTCTGCCCACCTCGTTGTTGACCGCGGGGTTGCCATCGGTGAAGCAGCCGAACTCCGTCAGCACCACGGGGTTCGGCAGGCTCAACTCGTTCTCGGAGTACTCCCGGCGGAGCTGCACCGACGTGCGCGCGGTGCCGAGGGAGGCGGAGGGGAAGGTGACGGGCACCTGGGCGGGGGCCAGGAACAGGCTCGTCTGGTACTCCACCGGGGAGACCAAGCGGGTCACCTCGGCGACCTCAGGGGTGATGCCGATGCCGAACCCGAAGTAGCGGAGCGCATCGTCCCGGTTCTTGGCACGGGAGGGGGTCAGGGCGGCCAGCGTGATCGTCTCGACGATGAACTCGCGCCCTGAGAGGGTCCAGATGTTGTGGCCCTCTCGGCGGGTCACCAGCTTCCCGCGCTCGCGCAGCTCCATCTTCAGGAAACCGCCGATCTGCGGGCCGTCTCCTCCTGAGCTTCCGCTCCCTCGTCGGCGGCCGCCCAAAAGGAGCCGATCCGCGAGCTGAGCGATATCCTTGAACCTGTGCGCGATGCTCATTTGCCTACCTCTTGACTCGGAGGATCCTACCAGCTGCCACTCCCAGGGGGAGGGTCTGCGTGAGGGTGAGGGTACCTCCCACCACCTCCGCGATCACGTACTCTCCGGCAGGCGGAACACCCCCCGCGAAGAGTTCCAGGATGTCCCCAGGCCGTGCTCCCAGCAAGAAGAAGTCCACCAGCGCCAGCGACACTACCTGATCCCCCGGGGCCACGACATCGAAGTCCGCGAGGTCCCGCAAGACCCTCGCGTTCTCTGCACCAGCTCCTACGAGGTGCGCCGTCACGTCCAACGTCGCGCCCACAGCATCCAGCAGGTAGACCCCGCTGTCCGCTCCGCCCTCTACCTGAAGGAAGTCCCCCGGCACAGCCCCGGTGGGGGCGGAGGGAGTGAAGGAGCTGCCCGAGGACGTGACCGTGAAGCCCACCGTCACCACCGAGCGAGGGCGGTAGATGGCCAGGGTCAGCTCCGTCTGAGGGAAGAAGTCAATGACCTGGTCCACCAGCATGCCGTCGGACTCAGAGAGGGAGGCGCGGGTGATGGTCGCGTCGGCGGGGCCCCCGGCCGGCACGGCTGGCCGCACGTACAGGGTGGTGGCGCTCAGGGCATCCACCACTTGGTACGTGCCTGCCCCCGCCCCTGCCTCGATCTTGAGCTCGTCTCCGAACTGCAGAAGCTGCAAGTCCAGGTCAGCCGCAGGCATCGTCACCACGTTGGTGCCTACGGAGGTCGCGGTGCCTCTGACCAGAGGGTTGGTCTCTAGCACGGGCCGGATAATGTCGTACTGGAACGGCCCCGCGTCCGCCGGGGGCTCCGGGTCAAGCCGGAGCTGGGTCCAGGGGAAGATTCCCGCCCCGGGATCGATGACCTCAATGATGCGGAAGACGCCTCGCCAAGTGCCGTCGTAGAAGCGGACGCGGTCGTCCACCGTCACGCCCTCTGTGAAGAAGCACACGCCGGTGAGATCCTGGACCACCCTGAGGACCCCGGTCTGCTCCATGGCAGCCACGGTACTGCTGTCATGGATCGGGTTCCGTGCGGGGCGGAAGATGAAGAACTCCTGCCCCGTCCCTACCTGCACCCCGAGCATCGCCGGAGAGGGGATGTCGTACTCCGTGACGGCATCCACCTGCACTGTGGTGTCCGTCGGAACGCCCACCACCAAATACCAGCCCTTGTTGGGGCCAGAGAAGACACGGAGCAGGTCGCCTGCACGAACCAGGGGGCTCCCGTGCTCCGCCGTGATCGTCGAGTACCCAGGGTAGGGGGCCGCCACCAGAGGGTCGATGAACCCTCCGCGGGCCGAAGTGAAGGTGAGTGGCCCTGCTCCGCCCGCGGGCGTCTCCAGGTCCTTCCCCACGAAGAACATGCGGGAGTTCACGGGCCCCACGTTCAGGTGCTGCAGGCTCACCCCGAAGCCGTTGAGCGCGTCCGCCGAAGCCACCGCCTCAATGCGGCCGAACGGGTCGTCGATGATGTGGTCCCGCAATGCGAAGTAGAGGTCGTCCTCGATGGTGATGTCGTCCGCGAACGGCTTCACCATCACCACCTCGACGTCGGTCCACGCGGGGTCCATCGCCGAGGCGAACTCGTCTACCAGCAGGAGGTCGTCCGGGTCGGTGACGTCCACGTTGGCGCGGAGCGTCCATGTGTGGAACTTCCGCAGCTCCGCCCCCGTGTCCCCCTGGAGGAACTTGCCTCTCCACCAGTCCGGGTCCTCGACGTAGTCGGTGACGATCACCCCCTTACCCAGGGGCGCGAAGCGCTCGACTACGTCGTCGACGTCGTAGGCCGCTCCGGTGGCGGGGTTGATCTCGATGCCCGTGTAGTCGTCGAGGGTGTCGTCCACGAGGGGCTTGTAGAAGTAGATCCGCACCAGCCCTGTCGGAGAGTCGTTGTCGTCCAGGTCCTCCACGAGGAGGCGGCCCATCTTGGCGACGCCGCCGATCACCCGGTAGTCGTCCTTGACGGCTCGGACTACCCCGCGCACGTCTGCCGCGGGTAGTCCGAGGAGGATCTGCGCCCCCAACCTCAGGTTGTTGAGGGTGGGTCCGTTGGCCCACGCGTACATCAACCCGAGCACGGCCTCGCGGTAGGTCGTGGAGCTCGTCTCCTGGTTCGACAGCTGCTCTCTCGTGAGTGCGACCAGTGTGCCGAAGTTGTTCTCGATGGCCTCCGAGTTGTCGACGAAGGTCACCTCTGCCCACAGGTTCTTCGGGGTCGGGGAGGTGAGGCTGAAGATGCCCGGCACGAACCGGATGTACTTGTCGGCGGACCGCCTCCGCACGGTGTAGCGCAGGTCCGCCAGGGTGGACAAGAAGACGGCGCCGGTAGACGTCCGCACGGCCTGGAGCTGGGTCTCGGAGAGCACTTGCAGGACGACGAAGTCCTCCTCCCCCACCTCAACGACGTCGCCCACCTCGACGTTGCGGCTGATGAAGCTGCCTGTGGTCGAGGTGAACACCTCCGACCCTGCCGTGGTGCTCCCGTCCACCCCCGTCAGGTCGGACTCCCCCTCGATCACGTAGTCCCGGTTCTCCACGAAGTCGACCGGGGCACGCGGGATGGTGGTTCTCACGCCGTCCCGAGTCAGTACGCCGAACGTGCTGTCGCTGTTCTCCGCCAAGTAGACTTTGCCCACGTACTCCCGCATGCACGGGATGGACACGACATCTTCGTCCACCGGAATCAGAGTATTCCGGGAGATGGACATCATCTCGAGCTTGAAGGCCTCCCCCGCAACCTCGAAGACGGTGTCTCCCGTGTGGGGCAGGTTGTCGTACCGCGTCTGGAAGCCGAGGCTGGACAGCGCGATGTCGATGTCGAGGGCCACCCCTGCCAAGACCGGATTGCCCAGCGCGTCATAGGAGGCGCCGGAGATGCCCAGCTCCAGGGCGAGATCCACCTTCTCGGTGTCGGTCAGCCCGCCCGCCCCTCCGTTGGTGATGTCCTGCGTGCCTACAACTATCGCCGCCCGCTCACGGTCGGAGCCGACGATCGTGCAAGAGACCTCTGCCACTCTCCCAGACGAGGCGTGCAGCACCTGCACGGTCAACACGTCCCCTGCGCGTACTCCGAGCTCCTCCAGGTCGAGTTCCCGCGTCCAGAGCGTGGACGGAATCCGCCAGCGAAGGCCGGCAACTCCTGTAACCAGGGACGGCTGGTCCACCACCGCCAAGCTCACGGGGCCGGGGCCCAGGGGCGGGGCCAGCTGCGCGTCGTCGTTCCTCGTCCGCCGAATAGTGTAGGCCCTGTCGTTGAGGACCAGGAGCCGGCCCTCTGCCGTAGCGATGGCCGGGAGGCGGTACGACACCCCCTCCTGCGGGAAGGTGCCGGTGAACTTGCCTGCTATCAGGTACCCGTCCCCTGCCGAGTTCACCCCGCTGATGACGAACTGCCCCGAGGTCTGGGCTCCGAACACCCGCAGAGATCGCCCCACCGCAGAGGTGTAGGTGAACATCTCCCCGACAGCGATCTCCCTTGTGCTCCGGATCGTGGCTAGGCCGGTCCTCTCCTCTCCGTCCAGGAGGGTGAAGTCGCCCTCGCCTGCGGGGATGGACACCACGTCGGTGTAGGGGTTGCTTGCCGAGGTCTCGATCAGGGCGCTGACGGTGTTGTACAGGACGTAGTTGTCCGTGCGTGTGGCAGCCAGTGGCCGGTCCAACGTCAGCGACAGGGGAGTTGGCACCCCCACTGCGTCGATCAGGTAGCTCCCCGCGTTGGGGCCCGAGGGAATGCGGAGCACGTCCCCCGCGTCCAGGCCCACGATGAGAGTGAAGTTCGTGGCGGGCGTCGTGACCACGGCACTGCCGATCACGCTGTTCAGGTCCGCCCCGGACCCCATCTGCTCTCCCGCCACGTCCGGGAAGGGAGTGGCGCGGTCCACCAAGTAGGTCAGGCTCCTACGACCGACTCCCGATATGGTGTAGCTGCCAATGTTGGCGCCCTCGCTCGTCAGCAGCCTCAGCGTCTTCCCGCTTGAGCTCGGCTTCACGGCCCCCGCGACGACCACGAACTCCCTGTCGGACAGGAGGTACCCCGAAGCAGGCTCCCCGACCGTCCCAGTGGTGGCCGACGCCCCATCGTCCTCCCCGCCGAAGAAGAACTGCGTCTCCTGGGCGCTCAGGTCGATGTGAGGGGAATACAGCTCCCACCGGAGCTGCTGCGTCTCGAGGATGGTGTGGATCGACTTGTTGTAGTCCGCCTGGTACGCATTCAGGAGTACCGAGGCCGCCTGCTGCTGGAAGCCGGACCACACGATGGGGAGAAGCTCGCTGTTCTCCATGTGCTGCAGGTGGTCGCTGAGGACCCGGAAGAAGAAGCGGCCGTCCGGCAGGATGTCGGAGCAGAGGGGGACCTGCACCACCTGCACGTTCACCACGGCCTGCGCCCGCGAGCTGAAGTACTGCCCGTCGCTGACCACCAGGCCCACGACGTAGACGCCCGTGATGTCCGGGGCAAACCCCGCCGCCGAGTCGTCTGGGGCCAGCGCTTCCAGGTCCGCCGAGACCAGCGTGCTGCCGATGGGGACCTGGACGAAGTTCCAGATGTAGGTGAGGGGGTTTCCCTGCGGATCGGAGCTGGTCCGGCCGTCCAATCTCACGGTCGCCCCGATGATGGAGCGCTGCTGCGCCGGGTACACGCGTGCCGTTGGAGCTTCGTTCTCCGGCTGCATCCCGACGTTGAAGAACTGGTCTACCACTTAGATCCCCTCCACCTGCACGACCAGCTCGGAGAGGGACCCGAACATGCGGGCACGCTCTCCGAAGGGCACTACGGGGCGAACAGCCATATCGTACCCGTCCCCCACGAAGTAGATGACTCTCCTCCAGTGGGTGGTGGTGGCGGAGTCTCCCTCGAAGGATCCGAAGCCCACTCCGGGCCCGAAGACGGAGCCGGGCAGGTCCACATCCCTCCAGGGAATGGTGATCTTCTCCACCCCATCCACGAAGAGACGAATGGCCTGCTCAGGCTTCCTCTCCAACCGGTACGTGTGGGCCACGCTGAAGTCGACGGGTGTGGAGATGGCTTGGCCCGCCGCTGACTGCGCGATCACCGCGTCCCGCGAGTCATCGGGAGTCGCTCCAGGGATGTAAGCGAACTTGCCGGCCGCTGCCGAGACGAACCGCAGCTGCACCGACTGGATACCGGTATCCAGGAGTGGCCCTGCCGCCACAGAGGTGTTCAGGGGGTTCAGCGCCCCGGTGGGGTCCTGGTAGGCGCTGATAAGGAAGCGGGCCTCTACCGACATACCCAGCAGGGTGCTGTAGCTCGGGACGGTCCTCCAGAAGTACCGGCGCTGCCCCGCTCCGCCGAAGCCGCTGTCAACCAGCTGGAGCTCCCCGCCCACCACAGCATCGCTGCCGGGTCCGGTGGCGACTCGAGTCCACGCCAGTGCCGCAAGGTCCGGGACGACTGCCTCGACGGCGTCGTAGCCGCGGGCGTTGGTGCTGTACCTCAGTTCCCGGAACTCCACCTTGCCGTAGGCGGGGCGGCCGGTGAAGGAGTCAACGTGCCCGATGCGGATCTGCGGAGACGTAGCGTCGGCCGGGAGGGCAGAGACCTGGCCGGAGGCGTAGGGGGTGTCGTCATCCCCGATGAACACGTCCACGCGGTCCAGGTCGGGGTTCGCCCAGAGCCGAATCTTCTGGGCTGCCAGGTCCCACGTCACCTCTGCGCCGGCTGCGTATGAAGCCTTCAAGTAGGGGAGCCCTGCCTGAAGAACGCCCACCGACTTGGTCGCGTAGTTGTCCAGGAAGGCCAGGAGGAGTGCGTTGGCCCCGTCCAAGATCTCCACGCCGATACCAGAGGACTCCGAGGTCAGGTGGTCGACGTCCGTGCCCATCAGCTCCGCTTCCAGCCATACCCCCTCGAGGAAGTCCATGCTGGGCTCGTCCCTAGCTAGGTAGCCGAGCAGGTCCCCGTTCGCTGTCCCGTCCAGCTTGTCGATGCGAACCCCGTCGCTGGTCAGCTCCACTCCGACGTTGCCTCCCTGCAGCTCGGACTGCCACGGGATGAGCGCGTCCTCGGGGAGTTTCGAGAAGTCGGCCTCCACGATGTCCGAGGGGCGCATCTCCAGGTAGACCCCTGGGAGGACCGCTCCGGCGTTCAGCAGCAGCCTGCCGTACCCGAAGGCACGGATGAAGTCCGACCGCATCTCGTCCCCGGGCGTGGGGCTGTCCAGGTTCACGAGGCTGAAGATCTCATTGGAAGCCGCGTCCGTAGGACCCAAGCCGACATTTCCCAGAGCGACGCCGGCGATGAAGTTGGGCTCCGCGCTCAGCACGGCGGAGTACACCTGCGTCGCATCTGCCTCGGCATCGTCTACATCCCGGATGTAGACGTCGACGGTGTCGAGCTGGGTATTCCACACCGTCTTCACGGCTACGCCGAGAGTCCAGTCGTACACCACGAGTACGCTGCCCGGGCGGGTGCTGGACCCGTCGTCAGCAGGGGAGATGCGGATGGTCTTCACGAAGCCGTCGTCCACCAGGAAGACGAACATCCCCTTCTTGGTGGGGCCATGCACGAAGCCGGCGCAGACGCCCTGGTAGTTCGGCTCGGCGAAGTAGCCCGCGGCGCCCGAGGTCGTGGTGACCGGGCGCAAAGTCACCTCTCCCATCTGGACTTCCCTGGATGCGAGGGAGGCAACCACCTGCGCACCCATCAACGCGCCTGCTCCGGGGCGAACCAGCTGCAGGCGTCCGGCCACCAGAGCCCTCGTCACCTCCGGGGCCGCTGGGGTCGCGCCCACGTCCGAGAACGTGGCAACGAAGGAGTTGCCAAACTCCTCAACAGCAGGATCATCCTCCGGCAACAGCAAGTTGGCCGTGAAGTTCGCTCGGGAGTAGGCGACCTCTGTCCGCAGGGTGGCCTTGTCGATCCTCGTGTGGGAGTCCCTGAGGCTGAGACGGTAGTCCTCTTCCAGCAGCATCCCGGTTGCCTCTGGCACAGGGTGGCGGTTGCCGATCCAAGGGATGGCCATGCTAGCTTCCCCTCATGATCTTCCGACCATTACCCGCGGCCCAAGTGCTGGCCGCCGTCGAGGGGCAGGAGTGCATCTTGCCGGACGTCGACACTGCCGCGCGCTCTCGCGTGGAGAAGAGCGCGTGCCCCGAGTGCGGCGACGCAGTACTGCCCGTCGTAGACCCGGCGAACCCGTTCGACAACCAGACGGCAGGCTTCAGGTACGTCGCGCGATGTTCTCGGTGTGGTTGCATCTTCGATCACGAGAGCGGGGTCATTCGGAAGGTCGGGTGCTCCAGCCCCATCCTCCCTCCTACCTCAATGCGATAGGAAGGGTAAAGCGAACGGCACGGACCATGTCCCCAGGGGTGAGGTCCACTTCGTCGATCGATCCAGTGTTCTTCCCCGGGATGAAGTAGCTGAGGCGGTTGCTGCCGTTGAAGAACTGCGGCTCGTCCCCGCCCAGCCTGTCACGAGAGCGGTTGCCGACGAGCCTCCGGTCGATGTCGTGGGTCACGGTGACAAGGTAGATGTCGTGGACCCAGTCGGTGGCCTTGGCCTCCCTCAGAGCGGTCTCCACTGCTCCTGCCACGGTCAGCGAGTCCACGGCGTCCAGGCCCTGGATCTTCTCCTGGATCCTTGCCCCCACCAGGGTCTCCGACTCTCCGCCGTAGTACTGCACTTCCACGCTGACGTAGGAGGGCAGGAAGTGCCGAGCGATGGGGTTCGCGTTCACCGTGCGGGACCCGGGGGCGGTCAGCATGCGATGCACGTCCGCCACCGCGGGGGCGTTGTCGTAGGAGATCTGCAGGGTCTGCCCGTTCAAAGGCACATGGTCCCTTAGGGTGTCGTCCCGTCCCACAGGCAGGAACGACGGCGACAGGCGTAGGGCCACCTGCTCCTCGGGGGAGAAGGTGAAGTTGGTGTCCTTCACCTCGTAGTGGTACCCATCCGATCGGTACGTCCCGAAGACGGCCTCGAACCTCTGCTCCGCCGGCACGTTGTGGACGGCGTCGGTCCCCAAGGCGCGGGCGTAGATATCGAAGTAGTAGAGCGACCCCTCGCGGTTGGACTCCATCTGTGTGCTGGAGATCCGCTGGATTCCCGGCCGGACGACGCGGAAGGGCTGGCCTGTGCCTCGGAAGACAGCGGAGGCCGGCTGATCCGAGGCCCATGCGTAGAACGATGCCGTGGCCGGGTCCAGATCGTCGGAGACCCCTACCACGTTGAAGGAGGCGGCCGTCTTCTCGTAGACCCGGATGCGGCGGCCCACCGCCAGTTCCGTGCCTCCGCTCACCGCGGCCGGTGCCAGAGCAGGGGCAGACGTCACAGCCCAGTTCACGCTGACCTCGGCTCCGGCCAGTGCCGCGTTGTCCAGGTCCACGTAGGTCCCGTCCGTGGCGAGAATCTTGTACGACCCCGTGTTCTCGGGGTAGTGCGAGCTGAAGATGGACAGCCACTTCCCGGCGTCGGCGGAGTTGAAGGCGCCCGCTCCCACCGTCACCCGGTCAGGGTCGACCGCGGCATCGTACGATGCCGTCGCCCCGCCCTTGTCCGCGGGCAGGGAGGTGTCCGTCATGGGGCGGTCCAGCTGGACCTGCGTGCCGTTGACCACTCGAGTTACGGTGTAGCCGCCCTCGTCTGCCCCCTCGTCGATGAAGAGTAGGTCGCCGACGCGCACGGGCCCCAGGCCCGCCAGCGCTGCCGCCCCTTGGCCAAGGAAGTCCACGCCGTCGGTCAGTACAGTGACGATGTTGCTCCCGTTGCGGGTGGCGACCACCGCCACTCGTACGGTGTCCCTCACTCCGGCGACGCTCGCACGTAGAAGGAGGGTCTCCTCGTGGATCTCGACCTTGTCGTAGTACGACTGGATCCCTATCGAGATCGGGGCTTCCCGGGTGGGGTCCGTGAGCTGCAGAGGGGTAAAGACCTTGCCGTCCACACTGAGGGGGGCGCCCACACTCAAGTCGCGGGGGTAGTCCACCGACGACGTGGCAGCCACCGTCTCTTGGGGAGGCAGGACCTGGTAGGGAGCAGCAGCGTCGTCTCCGCCGAAGAGCACCTCCAGGGCGCCCACGGTGGAACTGAGCAGCGTTGGGACGCGGGCATCCAGGACTACCGGGATGGCCCCAGAACCGAAGCTGCCGACGTCGGAAGCGAGCAGACAGCTGAACAGCCCCGTCATCCGTCCGATGGTGTAGCCCGCTCGGTAATCCTGGATCGCGCTGGCCGGTCCTGCCGGAGGGGCGTAGCTCCCCTCGAGGGCGTTGATGAACCCCAGGCCGGTGCCGAGCAGCGCCACCGTCGTTGTCGCGGACCGGGTGACCCCGTCCGCAAAGCCAGCGGTGTACCCGTCCACCGTGTCCGCAGTAGCAACGCCGGCGGTGGAGGAGCCCATGTCCAGGCCCCACCCGATGAAGTAGCCGTCCGTGTACGCGTCGTTGTAGGTCGCCAGGGTGTACCCCGTCGGGCGGTAACTGGGCCCTGCGACCGCCAAGACGTCCCCCTCGTACGTGCCGGGGAGCCCTGCCCCCATATCCGCCGAGCTGTACCCCAAGGCGTCAGACCCGGCAACAGTAACGGGGTCGAGCAGTCCGTCGGCGTAGCCCGCCAAGAGCCCCGCCACCACGTCGTCCTCAAGGGCGTGCCCGTCCCAGAAGGCGGTGCAGCCCGCGGAGTCGTATGGGAACTGTGCGGGGTCCACGTTCGTGGGGTCGTAGAAGGCAACGCACTGCCGGCCTGCGTCGACCTCCATCGTGGTTGGCTCGTGGAAGTAGAGGCGGATCTGTCCGGTACAGGTGCGGGAGCCCACGCAGTACGGCGCCTTCATGCCGTTCAGGAGGCCCGCCAGGATCTCACTGAAGGTGACGTCGAAGTTCTGCGGCAGGTCGAAGCCCATCAGCCGCAGCGACTCGAACACCCAGGCGATGAGGTCCACCAGCAGGTCGAAGGGGTCGGCGGCGTCGCCGTAGTTGTCGCAGATCTCCGCCTCGAAGGGCGGGATACCTGGGAGAGGCGGCACGGCGGGGAACCCGGAGGCGAACATCTCGCAGTAGGGCTTCCACGGATCCACCGGGAACTGCCCTCTGATGCCCACCGCGCACATCTTCAGCACGGGACGGAACAGGTCGAGACCGGTCTGGTAGTCGGCGAGCAGCTGCAGGGCCGCCGCCTGGTTGCCTCCCGGCTCCAGTTCCGCCAGCAGATCCGCCAGCAGGTCGTTAGCAGCGGCGTTGTTGGACGTCGCCATCAATGCGGAGGCGACGCTCAGCCCCTCGATGAGGTGGAAGAAGTCTCCGCCCTCGACCACCTTCTGCGCCATCAGCAGGCCCAGGCCCCCGGCCAGCGGGGTGACGTCCAGGGACAGCTCGTAGGTGCTGTCCACCACGTAGCCGCCCACATTCGGCCCTCCGGTCAACTGCAGCGTGTCCCCGTCGATGGCGCCACACAACGGGGGCTCGCCATTCGGGAGGAGGTTAATGATCTCCCGCAGCAGGTTGAGTGCGCTCGTGGAGGAGATGTCCGTGTCCGCGGCCTGCACCCAGTCCGACAGCTTCCGCAGCAGGAGGTCGAGGTCAACGTCAGGGAATGCGATGAAGAGGTTGCTGCAACAGCCGACCAGCTCTCGAGGAATACAGACCTCGAACTGCATGGCTGTGGCGACCGCGTCGTTGTCCAGGCCCACCGACCCCTGCCGGTTCCAGTTGAGCCTGAGCCCTCCGTCGACGGCCTCGATAAGTGGAGGGATGTTCGCCACGAACGAGGGGAAGAACGCGGAGATCGTCCTTGTCAACCAGTCCGTGATGGCGTTGACGTAGGTGCGCCCCGCAGCAGGAAGGTCGTAGTTCAGGAAGATGCCCGTCGGGTCCAACGTCACGCAGAAGATGTACCCGTCGCACTCCAAGCAGTCGTCCGAGTACTTGCTGGGGGCCGACAGCAGCCGCATCAGCAGCTGCGTCCCCACTGCCATGCCGTCCGCAGTGGGGTCGCTGGTTCCCTGCACAGGGAAGACATCCGAGTAGGTCTGTCCTGCCTGCAGTACCAACGGCCAGTTGTAGCCCAGGTAGTAGCCCCACTCCCAAGAGGGGTCGAAGTCCGCCGCGGAGCACAGCCCTCGTACGGGAATGACTCCCAGGGGGGTCTGGGCGCTCTCCCAGAAAGCGGTGTACGGCCCTCCCCCGGCGATGTCCGCTACGAGGTCGTTCCTCCCCTTACCGAACCCCGTCAAGATCCCCTGAACTTCGCAGGGGGTTCCTGCGAGGTAGAAGGCCCGCGGGGCCAGGGACATGGTCCACCCCCGCTCGAACCCGAAATCGTACGAAGCGACGTGCGCCGCCCCTGGGGCGTAGGCGGAGTGGCCGGAGGGCGGTCCCACGGGGGTGACGAAGTAGTCCACGGCGTGGGTGAAGGTCTCCCCGTTCGCCGCCGCCCATCCATGCTGCATGCCCAGAGCGATGTCGCTACCGACTGCGCCGGGGATCGGTGTGCCCGTCAGATCCACCAGAACGTCTGGGTCTCGGGCGGCCTTGAATGCGGCTTCGGAGACGTCGGGGTAGGGGTCCAGGTCCAGGAGAGCTCCGGGAGCCTCTCCTAGAGGAACCAACGTGCCTTGGATGAGCGCGAGGGCCGCTTCCATTGTGGACGGGCAAGCCGCCCCGGCGTTCTCGAAGGCGAGACCCAGGCCAGGCACGGTGAACCCGAGGTCCCCGCACGCCTTCGTCCCGGCACCGGTGAACGCCTGACGAGATCGAGCCTCCACGGGAAGGGCGTAGGGCACGGAGATGTCGGTGGGCTGGTCCGAGCTGTCCAGCAGCACCACTCCGCCCGCGGGGATGCGGACCAGGGGGAGCTGCACTCCCGCTCCTGCGCGGAAGATCTGGTAGGTCAGCCCGCTCGAGCTGTTGGACATCGCCCGGTCAACGATGGGAGTCGTGCCTCCGCCGGAGGAGTCGAAGCCTTGGATCAGGTAGTCGCCCTCGTCGTCTCCCCCCAGGATGCGGAGGGTGTCGCCGACGCCGACGCCGAAGCTCAGGCTGTTGACGCCGAGCACCACCACAGTCGACCCGATGATCGTTTCCAGGTCGTTTCCAGGGGCATCTGCACCGAAGGGGATACGGGGAGCGCGCGGCTGCACGAGGTCCAGCTTCAGCCCGTCCACGACCTGGAAGCGGATGCCCACATCCAACGCAGTCAAGGCGGCGTCCAGTACCAGCTGCGTCGGCCTGACCGCGAGGATGCGGTACACCCCGACGTCTGCACCCTCGTCGATGGCGAGGTACATGCCGGGCTGCACACCGACGTCTACCCAGTCTAGGGCGAGGTCAGAGGAGGAGACGACGTTGGGGGTAGTAGTGCCGAAGGTCTGGAGGGTGAGGCCCACCACCAGAGGGTCTTCGTCCGCAAGGGACATGGTGACCGAGGCCGATGACGGGGCTGCGGGGCGGAGCCACACGTCGTGGTGGCCTCCGATGTGCACCTCGCCGTCGAGGATCTCCACCTCTCCGGTCGGACCGACCGGGGCCTGGATGCCTCCGGGGATGTCGGAGATGCGGATCTTGCCGGGGCGCTTGATGACAGCGGACACCCCGGGCAGAAACCCGGGGATGACCCCCGAGATGGTGCTGGTCGGGGTTGGGTCGTGGTCCAGCCGGATGAGCAGAATGTTCGGGAGTTCTGGGAAGGAGCCTCGGCTGTCGTAGATCACCGAGTCCACGAGGAAGTCCTCGTGTCGCTGCGAGGCGGGGAGTCCGTAGAGGATCTTGCCGTAGTGCAAGGTGACCTCGTACCCCGCCTTCACGAACTCTTCCTCGGTCTCCCCGCGGTCTTCGTACCCCGACCAGATGAGCAGGCTCGTGCCGAAGACGACACCCATCCCGGACAGGTGAACCCGCCCCTCTCCGGCGCCGGTGAGGATGTCCCGCTGCATCTCGACGTCGTTGTACTTGGCCACCTCGACGCGGGTGATCGTACCCAGCTCTCGAATGCTCGCGGCGATGCCGCGAGGGCTGGTCATCGACCTCTCGACCAGAGACTGGCGGGCGCGGAGGAGGAACTCCTGGTTGTTCTCGCGGTCCCTCCCGACGGACGCCTTCGCGAGATTGGAGACCCTCGTGTGGTTCGGCAAGCCTTCCACGTTGGCGATTGCGCCCACCCCTACTGCGTAGTCCTCTCCAGGGAACTCCGCACGCACGAGGAACTCGACGAAGTACTCCTCCCCAGACATCTGCGTGGCCATCTGCACACTGCTGAAGGTCTGCGAGTTCGGGGGGAAGAAGTTCAGGCCCCCGCTGGTGAAGAAGCGGTGCGACGGGTTCACCGACACGGGGGTCGGCGAGGAGTAGAACACCCGGACGAACGCGGCGGGCCGGATGCCCTGTTCCCGAGTGATGAACCAGTTGCCCATGAGGTCGTCGGCGTCGGGCTCGGTCAGCAGGTCCGGGCGAGCCAGGGACTGCTTCTGCTTGACTCGTAGGATCTGGTCGTTCAGTGCCCCCATCGCCAGGGCGAGGGGTTTGGCCACCATGTCCATCAGGGGCTCGTCGTCATCGAGGCCGAGGAGGGGGTACTCCTTGCGGACGCGGTCCTTGATGAACTCCATGGGCGGAGTCGTCAGGGGGTCCGGGCCCATCGCGTCAAGGAGCGGGGTGATCACCTGTCGATAGAACGGCGAACCCTCCGTCGTATCCAACGTGGGATCGAACACAGCCGTTTGCTGCTGCAGCAGGGCCGCAATGTCCTCGCGCTGTGCCATCAGACTGTCGCCAAGTTCAGGAGGGCATCACCGCCCGCGGACCGGAGGAGCACTCTACTCCGTAGGGTACTCGTATCCCTATCGAAATCCACGGACATGACCTCCACTCCAACCAGCCTTTCCGACGCAGGGATGTACCGATCTGACTGCGCTTGGAGCTTTTGGATCTGCTCCGAGGTGCGGGTGACGACCAAGTTGTGCTGAGCCACCAAGTCGGAGATCGACGTGGCGGATACAGCCGTGCCCACCAGGGCGTACAGCCCTCCTCCGTCTTCGGGGGCGAAGATGTCGGTGCCTGGCGTCTGCAACATCTTCCTCGTGAACCGCTGCACCAGCCGGGAGATTCCCTCGATGAAGCCTCCCCGGAGAGACATGCGTACGAGGCTCCTCTCCGTGAGGGTGACGCTGGAGCTGAGCACCATCACCTCGCGGAGCTGGTCTCGGGGAAAGGGGAGCGTGACGAGGAGAGTAGTCTTGTTCTCTACCGCGAAGCTCGGGGCCTCGATGTCGTTGAGAAGCACCCGCTCCACGAAGCGGAAGTCCTCCCCGTAGATTCGGTAGAAGTCCGTGCCGTCCAGCTGAACGATGTGGGAGACCGGTAGGGAGTCACTGATCTGGGTGATCTGCAGAGACCTCATTCGTCGTCTCCCTCGTATTCTCGAGCCTGCTTGAACACGCCGGACGCGCCGTCCTCACCGAACAAGGTCTTCTCCAGGTTCTCGATGCGCTGCAGCCGTCCGGGCCGATGGGCCCGAATAGTGCTGGTGCTGTCCAGCTCTGCACCGTCCCCAGTCTGGGAGCTATCAAGAAAGAAGATCTGTTCTACCAGCAGGTCTTCCAGCGTGTACCCGTTGAGCGCCGTGGCGGTCTCCAGGGAGCGTACCAGAGCGTACGCCTTCCCCAGACTCACCCGGATGTTGGTGCTGGCAGCTTCAGCGGCGCTCATAGGGATCTTCCATCCGGGTTTGACCACTCGCGCCTCTCGCGACGGCGAAGTGCTCTGCTGCTCCTGAGATCTTAGACGCTGCCAACGCTGCCGAAGACGCCCCTTCGTACCGAACCGCCGCCGCATCGTGGTATCTGCCACGGAGCAAGAAGTCTCGGAGGCGATCATACCCTCGCTCCGCCAGCGCGGACAGCGTGGCATCTGCTAGAGCAATCGTCTCGTCCGAGATCCCCGGAGTCCACCCTGTCAGCACCGACTGCAGCGTGTCCGCCGGGTCTGCGACGCTGCGAGCTCCTACTCGCTGCAGGGCAGCCAGCGCATCGGCGGAGGGAGCACCGAGCTGCTGGGAGACGGTGTACAGGGAAGCCAGCGCCGTCACCAACTGAGATGTGCTCGGTGCTCCCTGCGACGCCTCCTCCAGCGCCTCCAGCGCCTGCGACGCCTGGCCCACCCACTGCCACTGAGGGCGCTGGAGGAGACTTCGGATCTCCAGGGTGACTGTATCGAAGCTCGTCGCCATGGCGCTGATCAGCGTCAGCGGTGCCGGGCCTGGATCCAGCGGGACAGGAGGCATCGAGAAGCTCTTCCTGTCCGCGGCTACCTCCGTGAGGAGGTAGTTGGTGCCGCCGAGCTCCACCGCGGCGCCTACACCCACGTGCAGGCATTCCAGGTCTCTGATGATCCTTGCCTTCTCCCCCTTGAGGCGGCCGAAGACCTCCCCTATGACGGCATGGCCTCTGTAGTCCCCCGCCGTCAGGCCGAGCTGGGCGTTCGCCGTGCCGGACCCGATGCTGATCTGGCTTCCCACATCGGTGTCGGCAACCACCAGGGAGAGCAGCGACCGAGACACGGACGCAGCGGTGTCGAGGTGCATCGGGGCCGTGCGAGTGTGTAGCGCCTCCACCAACATCTGCTCGCCGACAAGGGACTGCACCACGTAGGGCCCGATCCCGTTAACGACGAGGATGTCCCCGGCCTGGGCGCCCACCAACCCCTCCACGGGCCAGTACTGGGTCTGTGACGTGAAGCGTCCAGGGCCCTCCCAGAGAACCTCGGAGGCAACGGAGGCAGACACCGCGGGGACGGGTGGCCCCTCCTCCACCTCTGCGATGACTGCGGCCACGGTCTCCAGGCTGAAGTAGTCCGTAGACTCCTGGAGAGGGGAGAACCCCAGGGCGGCCCTGTCACTCGCGGTGTAGTCGGTCCAGCCGTCTGAGGAGGCTGGAGCAAAGGCCAGGGGGGCCGGGACCGAGCTGGAGAGAGGGTCGTTGACCACCATCGTCGTCGGTGCCCCGGAGAGCCCGTCGGTCCTGATGACGAGCGCTCCGTTCACCACGGAGGCGCTTAGGGTGAACGGGGGCGGGCCGATGACTGGGAGCCCGTTTAGGGCTGTACCGGCAAGCTCATTCACGACCTCCTGCA